ATTAAGCAAATTGAAATGATTGCTAAAACCTATGATGTAAACCCTGCGTGGCTTGTTGGGTGGATAGATGATGAAATGATGCCTGGAGTCCAAGTCGTTGAAAAAGTGGTCTATAAAGAAAGTCCAACAGCAAGATTGCCAGATTATTTTAACAATAATAACGAAGGTAAGATTATCAAGTGGAAACAGTCACGAAGATATCGAGGGGGTAGGAATTGAAGAAATTAAGCGACGAAGACCTCAAAACATTAGACAGAGAACTTTTCAAATTTCAAAACATTCAACGTACAATAGATTTGAGGAGGCTAGAACTAGAAACTCGAAATCCAGATGCTCAAAGTGGGCCTAGCGTAGGAATAAGCAAACCTACCGAAACCATCGCAATCAGAATAGCGGATGATCCAACCTTAAAATTCCTTGAAGGGTTCAAAGGGATTATCAACAAACTCTTGATCAATCTAGTTGATGAGGATAAGGAAATCTTTAATCTGCGCTGGAGATATCCTCAACTGAGATGGGAAGAAATAGCAGAACAGAAATTCATGAGCAAAGCTACAATCTATCGACGTAGAAGGATTATCCTAGAGCAGTACGCTATTTTGAAAGGTGAGCTATAAATAAACATGAGACAAAAGACATCTTGAAGTCTCACAAAAAAAGGGTTATTATGATAGCATGAACTTCTGAAACAAAAACACATATCACACTTTAGGAGTCATCCTTAATTCTAGTCAGAAAAGTTGTCCAACAGAAGTATCGTCAAGAGTCAGCAAATGCTGGCTTCTTGTTTTGGGAAAGGAAGGAGGTAGAATATGGAATTTGTATCACCGATAAAAGATAATGACGACATTCAGGCAATGAAAGATTATCTCAGAGAGTGGAATGAGATGTATTATATGCTATTCATCACAGGTCTGAATACTGGTTTGCGAGTCGGAGATATACTTACCTTGAAAGTTAAAGATGTCCAGGGATGGCACATCAAGCTGAGAGAACGGAAGACTGGCAAGCAGATAACAAGACGGATGACAAAAGAACTCAAGAAAGAAATGAGAAGATATGTCGAGGGTAAACCATTTCATCATTTCTTATTCAAGAGTAGGCAAGGTCAGAATAAAGCGATCACTCGTGAGCGAGCCTATCAAATAATACATGAAGCAGCTGAAGAACTTGGCATTGATAATGTCGGTACGCATACAATGCGCAAGACATTCGGCTATAAATACTACAACAAGACAAAGGACGTAGGAACATTACAAAAAATGTTCAATCACTCATCACCTGCAATAACCTTGAGATACATAGGAATAGAACAAGCAGAGCTTGATGATGCTTTACGGAACTTTGTCATTTAATTTTTTTAGATATTACTTTCACATAATGAGTTAAGCATAAAGTGAAAAAATCAAAGGCATGAAAAGCTAGGAACTGTAAGGATTTGAGAATCAAGGGGAGTTTAACAAAATATAAGATATGTGAAAGTGAGGGGTGAAATTGGTATAGTTACAGGAGGTAGAAAATGTTAAAAGAATACCGTGATGATTTTCTTGGAGAAAAGGCCTTCGAGAAATTAAATAAAGATATTGATGCGAATCCTGGTGTTGGCTTTGAAATTGTTGGATATACTCAAACAGCATTTATAAATGGAATGCATATACCGCTAACAGCCATACTAGTAAAATGGGGTAATTTTTTTAAAGAATCAGAATGAGACAAAAGACATCTTGAAGTCTCACAAAAAAAGGTTTATTATGGTAGCATAGATTTCTTGTATGAGATGGGATAGGTCAAAGGCCTGTCCCTTTTGCATTGAGAAAGGAGGTTTGAGATGTATAACAAACCTATCAGACCATCCTTGAAATCTAAGAAGTGGGAGAAGTTCCGTGATAGGATAATGCGTAAGCATGATTATCTTTGTCAAGAAAGTTTGCGTTACGGAATTTCTGTTCAAGCAGAAATGGTTCACCATATCTTTCCTGTATCTGAATATCCTGAACTTGAATTCGTTGAATGGAATTGTTTGCCGTTGACGAATAAGAAACACAATACGTTTCATGATAGAGTGAACGATAGAGTAATCAACCAAGGCTTGTACTGGCAGAAAAAGAGAAAAAAAGAATTTTTAAATTTTTTCAAAAATGAAAAATGAAAAATTTTAGTCCCCCCCTCTTTTTGAAAAATCATTTTGGCCAGTAGGGTACCGGTGAAGGGAACTTTTTCCAAGTCGGGAGGCTTCAGATAAAAAGGGGATAAAAACTAAGCATTTTTGACGAAAGGAGGTAGTTTTTGGCTAAACCAATTACAGCGAAGTCGATTAAGTCGAAAGTGGTCAAGCAGATGAAAGACTTGGGTACTTATCGGAAAGAGTTCGAAATGATCATTGATATTTTCGCAGGCATGCTCTATCAGTATCAGAAACTTGCTCAAGATTATGCTGATATGGGTTATCCAGTGACAGATACCTACGTCAACAAAGCTGGTGCTGAGAATGAGCGCAAAGTTCCAATATTGACAGCAATGGAAATACTCCGAAAAGACATCCTGAGTTATTCTAATCAGCTGATGATGAATCCTAAGTCGCTCGGTGAGGTAGTAGAACAAGAAGGTGATTCAGTTCTTACTGAGGTCCTGAAGTTTAAGAACGAAATCAAGAAAAAGCGAGTGACTGGCAATGGGTAACCTTGGCAAAGCGAAAGAGTATGCTCAGCACGTCATATCTCACAGAGAGGAACATTGTGAGGAAAACATTCTTGCAGCTGAACGTTTCTTGCGTGATCTTGAAAATCCTGAGTTTGAAATGGATGAGGAAATCGTTGATTTCGTTGTTCACTTTATCGAGAACACGATAGTCCATCAGCAGGGTGATGATATGTTTGCGGTATCCATCCGTAACAAGCCATTACTCTTGCAACCGTGGCAACATTTCGTAGTAGTCAATCTGTTTGGGTTTTACTATAAGGGTACGAATGAGCGCAGGTTCAAAGAAGCGCTTATCATGCTTGCTCGGAAGAATGGGAAGACCTCGTTTACTGCTGCAATCGCACTTGCTTATCAGATATTAGACACGGATAGCGGTTCAAAATGCTACATCGTGGCCAACTCAGTCAAGCAAGCGATGGAAGCCTTTGGATTCTTGAAGTTCAATGTTGAACGATGGAATGACAAGAACATTCGTATCAAGGATAACAACCAGGAACATTCTATCAGCGCTAACTTTGGTGATGAGGGTTCTTTCTTCATTCAAGCATTGGCAAACGATGAGAGTCGTCTGGACTCTTTGAACGGAAACGTTATTATCTTGGATGAAGCTCACACGATGAGAAACAGTAAGAAATACGGTCTTATGAAGAAAACAATGTCAGCATACCGAAACAGTATGCTTTTTGTTATCTCTACGGCTGGTGATATTCCTACTGGTTTCCTTGCTAACCGTTTGAAATACTGTCAAAAGGTCCTCAAGCAATTGGTCAAGGATGATTCCTTGTTTATGTTTATATGTAAGGCCGACCAGACGACTGATGGAGACGTGGGCGACTACCTGGACGAGAATGTTCTTAAGAAAGCAAATCCCTCGTGGGGAGTGACGGTGTCGCTCAAGGCTCTGAGAGAAGAAGCCGAGCAGGCTATGAACGATCCACAGACAAGAAATGAGTTTTTCAACAAGACTTTGAATGTCTTTACAAACTCAATGAACGCTTATTTCAATCCTGATGAATTTATTGCTTCAGACAGTTGTTACGATTGGACTTTGGAAGAACTGGCACGCTTGCCTATCCAGTGGTATGGTGGAGCTGACTTGTCAAGGTTGCATGACTTGACTGCCGCCGCCCTCTATGGTGTCTATCATGATGGTGAGAAAGATGTTGATATCTGCATCACACACGCTTTCTTTCCTCGTGTCAATGCTCAAAAGAAAGCCAATGATGATGGAATTCCACTTTTTGGCTGGCAGTCTGATGGTTGGCTGACGATGAGCAATACTCCGACCGTTCTCTATGATGATATTGTTAAATGGTTCATCAAGATGAGGGAGAAAGGGTTCAAGATTGCTGCTGTCGGAATGGATAGGAAGTTTGGACGTGAGTTTCTAACGAAGATGAAACAAGCTCGGTTCAAGATGATTGACCAACCTCAGCTTTTTTATTTGAAATCAGAGGGCTTCAGACGGATTGAGTTCAAAGTTAAGAATAAAGAGTTTTACTATCTTCATTCTGACGCTTACGAATACTGTGTGAGCAATGTTAGAGCGATTGAAAAGGTGGATGATGCTGTGCAATATGAGAAATTAGACGGTGACGGTGGTACTGCAAGAATTGACTTGTTCGATGCCAGCGTTTTTGCTTGTATTCAGGCTCTTGCTAATCTTGGTAAGAATAGCGATGTGATGAGCTTCTTTGATTAGGTGAATTATGAATGAAATAGTTTTATCAGAACATGAAATTAATGTGCTAATTAATAAAGGGCGAGTTAAAGTAATTTTAAACGGGGAAGAAGTAATCGTTCGTCAAAGCTATACGAAAGATTTGAGGGCTGAAACAGTTAACTGGGATAAACAAATAGTTGATGTCAGTCAGAATATAGTAAGAAACAAACACTTTGATTCACTTTTTCAAAATACTTTTCGCTAGAAAGGAGGTGAGGAAAGATGGGGCTTTTAGATAGGATTTTGAAACGAGGTAAAACTCAAAGTGGCACAAATGTCATCACACATTCAGACTTTGGTTTGTTCCTGGACGGGGATGGTTACGTTCCCTTGGCCCGTAATCCTGATGTGATTGCAGCAGTCAACAAGGTTGCTGACATGGTATCCAACATGACCATTCATTTGATGGAAAATACCGACAAAGGCGACATCCGAATTAAAGACGGACTAGCTAGAAAAATCGATGTAAACCCATGCGACAATATGACTCGTAAGACTTGGATTTTCAAGATTGTGCGTGACCTATTATTGTTCGGCGATGGCAATTCGGTTCTTCATGTCGAGTATGATCCCGTGAATGATTATATTTTAAACTTGAGACCATTCGCAATGAGCGAGGTGTCTTTCAAAAGTGATGATGCCAGTTATGTCGTGAATTATCGTGGCACTGATTACAATCCAAGCGAAATCGTGCACTTTGTAATCAATCCTGATCCAGACAATCCATTTTTAGGGACTGGATATAGGCTTGCTCTGAGAGATATCGTTAGGAACTTAAATCTTGCTACTCAAATTAAAAAAGGGTTTATGAGTGGGAAGAACGTTCCTAGCCTAATTGTTAAGGTTGATTCTTCGAATGGAGAGTTGGGCACGCAAGAGGGGCGAGACAAGGTCGCCAAGAAATACTTAACAACAAGTCAGGCAGGTGAGCCGTGGATTATTCCTGATGCTTTGTTGAGTGTCGAACAGGTCAAGCCATTAAGTTTAAAAGATATCGCTATCAATGAATCTGTTGAAATTGACAAAAAAACAGTTGCTGGACTTTTGGGAGTTCCAGCTTTTATTTTGGGAGTTGGAAAATTCGACAAGGTTGAATACAACAATTTTGTAAATACTACAGTCATGAGTATTGCTACAACAATCACACAGACTCTTACAAGAGATTTACTTATTTCAAGTAATCGTTACTTCAAGTTCAACCCACGATCGCTTTACTCTTATGACATTACAGAGCTATCTACTGTCGCAAGGCAGATGACTAGTAATGCCGCTATGCGTAGGAATGAGTGGCGTGATTGGGTTGGAATGACTCCTGATCCTGAAATGGATGAAATCATTGTTCTTGAAAACTATTTGCCACAAGGCGAGCTAGGCAATCAGAGCAAATTAAATAAGGAAGGAGGAAATACTGATGCAGAAACGTAAGGCTTATATGCCCACTCAATTTCAAACACGAGAAGAAAGTGAAACTGGTGATTTGATTTTGAGTGGGTACTTTATCAAGTTCGATGAAGTTACTGAATTATGGCCGGGTTACTTTGAGGCAATCAAACGTGAGGGTGTTGAAAAAGCTATCAAAGGAGCTGACATCAGGGCATTATTTAACCATGATGATAGTTTAGTGCTTGGTCGTACTGGTAACGGGACGGTCATTTTAGGAGTTGATGAAATCGGACTTTACGGTGATATCATCATCAACAAGGATGACCCGCAAGCTGTTGGGGCCTACGCTCGTGTTCAGCGTGGCGATGTGATTGGATGTAGCTTTGGTTTCATCCCAATCAAAATCAATACGGAAGAGCAAGCAGATGGTTCGTACCTGGACACTATCTTAGAATTAGAAATCTTTGAAGTGAGTCCATGTACTTTCCCAGCCTATCCGCAAACGGAAATTGCTGCACGACAGAAAGACTTTGAAAGTCAACAGCGTGCCAATCGTGAAGCGCTGGACAAGCGCAAGAAAGAAATTAAGGAGAAATTTAACCTATGCACAAATCATTGATTTTAGGCGCTCGCATGCGCAACAAAGCAGAAAAAGTGGTGGAACTTGAAGAATCAATCAAAGAATTGAACAAGCGTTCTGAACTTGAAGCGAAGAAATTGGATCAAGCTAGAAATGATGAAGAAGTTTCAGAAGTTGAAAAGAATTTGGAAAATATCCAAAAAGAATTGGAAGATAAATTGGCAGAAAAAGAACAACTTGAAAAAGAAATCGAAGATTTGCAAAATCAAGTTGAAGAATTGAATCGTAAAGCGCCGACTTACCCAAGTCAAGAAAAACGTGGAGGACAGAAATTGGAAAAACGTGACGCAATTGCTAAATACATTCGTACTGGTCAAACTCGTGACATCGTAGGTTTGAAAACTACTGATTCAGGAAGCGCAGCTTTAATCCCTACTGAAGTTTTGCAACCTCATTTTGTTAACAAAACACGTAATCCACTTTTGGATCTTGTGGAACGTGTGAAAGTTAACAGTGGATCTGGTAAATATCCAGTTATCAAGAAAACAGATGGTGTAATGGTTTCAACAGATGAATTGAAATCAAATCCAGAACTCGGAAAACCAGCAATCAGCGAGATTGATTATTCAATCAAGACTTACCGTGGATATGTCCCTGTGTCACAAGAAATGATTGACGATGCAGACTATGACATCATGTCCATTGTTGAAGACGAAGTGTTCAATCAAGGTGAAAACACTGAATTGTCATTAGTTACAGCTGTCCTCAAAACAGCTACCCAAGTAGATGCGGCTGGATTTGATGGTATTAAAGACATCTACAACAAGAATCTTAAATCAATTTACAAAGCAAGCATCGTTGTAACTAAGTCAATGTTTGCCGCACTTGACAAGGTGAAGGACAAAGATGGGCGCTACATGCTTCAAACTGATGTAGCTTCACCTACTGGCTATTCATTTGGTGGGAAAACAATCTACAAAGTAGATGACACAGTGTTTGGGAACGAAGGAGACATGAAATTCTTTATCGGGGATGTCACTGAGTTCGTCAAAGAGTTTGACCGCTCTCAAGTATCCGTTAAATGGGTGAACAATGACATTTACGGACAATTGCTTGGGCTTTTCATCCGTTTGGATGTGAAGAAAGTAGATGAAGAAGCTGGATTCTTCGGAACTTACACTGATGTTGTAGCTTAAGGAGGTAGCGTATGAGCTATAAAGTAATCCGTCCTTTCAAGGACTTGGCTGATCCTGAAAAACATGACTACGCTGTTGGCGATATCTTTCCTCGTGAGGGATATAAGCCCACAGATAGCTTTACCAATGGCCTTTTGACTGGTGCCAATACTGCTGGCTCTATCTTCCTTGAGGTTTTGGGAGATGATGAACCTAAGAAACCAGCTCCTGAAACAAAAGAAGTGAAGGAAGAGCCCGCAGTTGAGCAGGAAGAAACAGTTGAGGAAACTGCTGAAGAGCCTGCTAAGGAAGTTGAGGAGTAAATATGGACGAAGGTCAGCTTTTGGAATTGCTGAAGCTCAAGCTGGGTATTTCAACCAGCTTGAGAGACAAGCCGTTAGAAAAAATCATTTCAAGTGTCATCACTGAATTGACCGATAACCTCGGTATCGAGCTTGTTGGTGATCGTGCTGACCATGAAATGTTTATTGTTGACTATGCTGCTTATCGCTATGAGGGTGGGGTGGATATGCCACGCCATCTTCAGTGGCGACTGCATAATTTACAGATAGCATCAAAGAAAGAGGTCAAGAATGTGGAATCATGAAATCACGCTGATCTCTAAAAAAGTCACAGGTAAGGATAAGTTACTACAACCAATCTCTGAAGATGTTGAAGTTACTCTCTTATGTCGCAAAAAGAGGGTTACTCGCTCTGAATTTTATCAAGCAAATCAGGCAGGTCTAAAACCGAGCTTGGTCGTTGAGATTCGAAATTTTGAGTATGAGAATCAGGAGTTTGCGAAGTTTGAAGGCAAGCAATATCGTATCTTAAAAACCTATCCTATTGATTCTGAAATTTTAGAGTTGACTTTGTCAGAGGTGTTAAAATGAGTAATGACCTTGCTGATTTGATAGCGAAAGAGCTTGCAGCTTACTCTGATGAGGTTACTGAAGAAGTGGATAAGATTGCAGAGCAAGTGGCTGATGAGACTGTGAATGAGTTGAAAGAGACAAGTCCGAAACGATACGGAAAGTATCGTAGAAGTTGGAAAAAGAAGAAGTTGGCCAATGGCTCTTTCGTTGTGTTCAACGCAGTTGCAAGTCTTACTCACATACTTGAGAACGGACACATTTCAAGAAATGGTGGCCGTGTCGCTGGTATCGTCCACATCAAGCCAGCTGAGGAAAAAGCGATTCAAAACTTTGAAAAGCGAATCAAGGAGATTGGGAAATGAAACTATCAGACTTTGCTGCTATTTTGGAACAGGTAAACCTGCCTGTCACCTATCGAGCGTTTAAAACTGGGAACGCTCCTGACCTACCTTACCTGGTCTATTATGAATCAAGTCCAGCCATCAATACAGCTGACAACACGGTTAATCATCAGATTAAGAGCGTGACAGTTGAGCTGGCTTTTGAGAATAAGGATGAAGATTTGGAAGAACGTCTGGAAGAGCTGTGGACAACCCACGAGCTCTTTTTCGATGTTCAAGAAGAAACATTTATCGAGACTGAAAGACTCTATGTCAAGTCTTATACGGTCTATCTATACTAAGGAGGAATGACATGACTCAAGAAAATAAAGTAACCTATGGTTTAAAAAATGTTCACGTTGCGCCAATTAAATCAATTGGTGCAGATGGAGTGATTGCTTACGATGAAATTTTCCGCTTTCCTGGAGCAATGGAATTGACATTGGATCCAAAGGGTGAATCAACACCAATCAAAGCAGACGATATCGATTATCACTTCATGAACTCAAACGAAGGGTATGATGGGAAATTCAAAATCTCTCACATTATTGAAATGTTTGCGACTAAGATTTTGGGTGAAATCAAAGATGCTCAGACGGGTGTTTTGACTGAAAAAGCTGATGCAGAATTCACATCATTTGCCTTGATGTTCGAATTTTCAGGGGACAAGAATAAAACACGTCATGTCCTTTACTACTGTTCAGCGAGCCGTCCAGGCAATGGCTCAAAAACCAAAAATGGTACAAACGTCAACGAGCGTGAACTTGGCTTTAAAGCAAGTCCTCGTCCTCTGGATTCAGTTGTTAAACGTTCTATCACATCAGCTGATAATAAAGAAATTTATGACAACTGGTTCAAGAAAGTGTATGAACCTACTGTAGTGGCTTAAGGAGAAAATCTATGCGTAAAATCGTTTTGGTTGGTGATCAGGAGTATGAACTAGGGACAAATGGCTATACTCCTATCGCCTACAAGCAACAATTTGGGAAAGATTATTTTCAAGATTTGTTCTCAATGTTGAAAAATCAATCATTCATGAATGAATTGAACAAGCTGGAAGCTGAAAAAGAATTGACAGCGACTGACATTGACATTTCAATGCTAGAAGAGTTTGATATGACCTTTTTCAACCGTCTTTTTTGGACCTTTGCTAAATCTGCAAATCCTCACATCAAGCCTTATGAACAATTCTTCATGGAAATGGAAGTCTTTCCGATTCAGGAAGTTGGGCCCGTTCTGATGGAAATGCTGAATGCGAGCATGACGACAAAAAAGCACCAGATGAATCAGAATCAGCTAGCGAAGAAATCTTCACAGTAGAATCCTATTTGTCTTGCTGTAAAGAAACTGGTCTGTCTATCGATGATTTAAAGCACATTTCAATCGGAATGGTTCTGGATTATCAGACGGATTATGTAAATCTGCGGAGCGAGGACAAAGGTGGCGAACGGAAGGCAACGCAAGCTGATTTTGACAGTTTTTAAAGAAAAAATGAGTGCTGAGAGAGCGATTCTGAGGTCAAGTTCATTGTCCTAACTGCATTATCAGTCGTAGAAGTTTTCTCAGCGCTTTTCTATTTTTTGTGAAAGGAGGAAATATGGCAGGAAATATCAAAGGTATCAAAATTGAAATCGATGGCGACACGCAACCCTTACAGAAGGCGCTGAAAAATGTCAATAAGGCTGCTACTGATGCAAGTCAGGAGTTGAGACAGATTGACAAAGCATTGAAGTTTGATACAGGCAACGTAACTCTTCTCACTCAGAAACAAGAGGTTTTACAAAAGCAAGTTTCGACGACCAAAGAGAAACTAGAAACCTTGAGACAAGCTCAGTCTCAGGTGGAGCAGCAATTCAAAAATGGTGATATCGGTGCTGACCAGTACCGTGCTTTTCAACGTGAAGTAGAAGTTACTCAAAACGTCCTAAAAGGATATGAGGGTAAGCTTGCAAACGTGAACCAGGCGCTTGCTGAGAATGGGAGTGCTACTCAGAACAACAAGAACCAATTAAAAGAGTTGCAAAATGAGCAGAGTCAACTTGCTTCAGAGATGGTAAAGGTGACAAGCTCATTCAAACTGCAAGAAAGTCAGCTAGGCGCTAATGCTAGTGAAGCCGAGAGAAATGCTCTTGCCCAGAAAAAGATTGGTGCTCAGTCTGAGATTGTAAGTAAACAAATTTCTAATCTAGAACAGCAATTGGAAATTACCAAAAAAGAATTTGGTGAGAACTCCACACAAGCCAACAAGATGGAAGCTGAGCTAAATCAGGCTAAGACTGCTTTTAATCATCTCAATGATGAGATGAAGGGAACAAAGTCTGCTGCTGATGGCACTCAAGAAAGTTTAAGTGAAATCTCAAGAAATTTAAGGGCAGAACTACTTCAACAGTTTAGTGAGAAGTTGAGTGCTATTTCAGATAAGCTTGTGGAAGTAGGGAAAGAAGCGTTAGAAGCAGCTGCTCAAATGCAAGCTAGTAATGCTCAATTTACTACCGTTTTCGGAGATATGGAAACCCAAGCAAGAGAAGCGTTGAATGCTATTGGTCAGGAAATGGATATTGTCCCAGAGCGATTGCAAGGATCATTCACTCAGATGGCTTCATTTGCCAAAACTTCAGGATTGGATACAGCAGAAGCTTTGGATCTTACTTCTCGTGCAACTAGGGCAGCAGCAGACGGTGCAGCCTTCTATGACAAATCTATTGAGAGCGTGACAGAGAGCTTACAATCTTTTTTGAAGGGAAACTTTGCTAACGATGCCGCTCTTGGAATCTCTGCGACAGAGACAACTAGGAATGCCGCTGCAAATAAATTGTACGGAAAGTCATTCAAGGACCTGAGCGAAGCGCAGAAGCAATTGACATTGCTTCAGATGGTCGAAGACGGAAATAAACTCTCAGGAGCTCTTGGACAGGCTGCAAGAGAATCAGACGGCCTAGAAAACGTGATGGGGAATCTGAAACAAGCTGGGACCAATGCATTATCTGCTATTGGTCAACCTCTTCTGGAAATGATGATCCCTGTTTTCCAAACCTTGGCAACGATTGTGAAAGGTGTGGCTGAGCTGTTCAATTCCTTGCCTGATCCAGTAAAAGATTTCATTGTCATCTTAGGGGTGGTTTTGACAATTGTAGGAGCCTTATCCCCCATATTCTTAACCCTACAAGCTGTGTTTATGTCCTCATTTGGAGCTATGATTGCAGCAGCATTACCAATCATTGGAATTATTTCAGGAGTTGTAGTGGCCATAGCAGCGATTGTTGCTATTGTGAAATACCTCTGGGAAACTAACGAAGGTTTTCGAGATGTGGTCACGACTGTCTGGAATGCAATTCTTGAGATCATCAATGCAGTAGTATCAGAGATTTCTAATTTTGTCATGAGTATCTTTGGAACGGTTGTTGCTTGGTGGACGGAGAATCAGGAACTTATTCGAGCAAGTGCTGAGACTGTCTGGAATGCAATTTATACGGTCATCAGTACAATACTGGATATACTTGGCCCCTTGCTTCAGGCTGGTTGGGATAACATTAAACTTATCATTACAACAGCTTGGGAAATCATCAAGACCGTTGTTGAGACCGCAATAAACGTTGTCCTTAGTATCATTCAAGCAGTTATGCAGATCATCAATGGTGATTGGTCAGGCGCTTGGGAAACTATTAAGGGGGTTTTCTCTACTGTATGGCAAGCTATCCAAAGCATTGTCCAGACCATTTTTTCAGCTATCCAGAGCTACATTTCAAATGTTCTCAATGGTATTTCAGGAACTGTATCAAATATCTGGAACGGCATTAAGGACACTGTCTCAAATGTGTTAAACGGTATATCTGGCACAGTATCAAGTGTTTGGGAAGGTATTAAGAGTACCATTTCAGGAGCTATCAATGGTGCAAAAGATGCTGTATCTTCAGCTATTGAAGCTATCAAGGGATTGTTTAACTTCAGTATCAGCTGGCCACACATCCCACTACCGCACTTTCATGTGAGCGGGTCGGCCAATCCATTAGATTGGTTGAGTCAAGGTGTTCCAAGTATTGGAATTGAATGGTATGCCAAAGGCGGTATCATGACAAAACCAACCATCTTTGGAATGAATGGAAATAACATGATGGTTGGAGGTGAAGCTGGTAATGAAGCAGTGTTACCACTCAATGACAAAACACTTGGTGCTATCGGTCGAGGTATTGCTCAGACAATGGGTGGAACTTCACCGACAATCAATATCACTATCACTGGCAATACCGTCAGAGAAGAAGCTGACATTATACGGATTGCTGATGAGGTAGCGCAGAGGATTGCTGACGAATTGCAACGTAGAACACAATTGAGAGGAGGGTTTGCATGATAAAGCATAATGAGCTTGTGATTGACGGTGTGAGGACATCGTCTTTTCCTTTTAAGGTCATTGTCCATGATTCTCCCTCAATTTCTCTGGGAGAGAGCAAGACAGCTCTCTTGGAGCATGGTGGCATCAGTGGAGCAATCGTTCAGACGAACAAACATAGGGAACCGGTCAAGAAAACTTATACGATTTACTTGGTCAAACCTACTGAAGAACAGATGAACCAATTTATGAGTCTGTTTATCCGTGAGAAGTTCTGGCTAGAGAGTGAGCGAGTCAAAACAACTAGACTCTGGTGTTATAAGGTCAATGTGAGCGACCTTGAAGAAGTGCAACCTGGTCTTTACATGACCAAAGCAACCTTCACTTGCCACCCTACCAAATACTTCAAAGGCACCGATACACAGAGATTGACAAGAAGTGGGACTTTAACCGTGCAAGGTTCTGCTCTTGCCTTTCCTAAAATTACAATCATTGGTCAGAGCGCTTCTGAGACTTCGTTTACAATCGCTGGTCAGGTCATTAGGCTTGAAAAGCTCTCAGAATCGCTTGT